AGAGCTAACTGCTTTGGGTTCAAAGGAACTTATACACAGCGGATAGATTGGGTTATAGAGAACACCAAACAAATAGACCAACTAGCTACCAACCCACTATCCGCTCTAGACTTTTTAAATGAAGCTGATGAAACCTTTCAGTTTCTTGCATTTGCCTACGAGTTTCAACGAATGCATAAGGAGGGTAGCAAGTTCTCTACTCGTCTACCTTGTCAGATGGATGCAAGTAACAACGGACTACAGATTCTTGGAATGCTTACTCGTGATGAATCGTCTTGCATCGCTACTAATGTAGCACCTACGAATTATCCAGAGGACATCTATGGAATCGTAGCTGAGAAAGCTTGTGAATATCTACGAGCAGAAGCAGGTAGTAATCCTTTTGCTAACCAATGGCTAACCTTTGGTGTCAATCGTTCTGCTTCAAAGAGACCGACAATGACTCAGCCATATGGTTCAACACCACACAGTGCTAGATCCTATGTGAACCAGTGGTATCTAGACAAGGTACGAGGTGGAGCTAACGATCCATTTGAGGAGAGTAATCGCTTTCAAGCTACAGCATACCTATCCTCAAAGATATGGGAAGCAATCAATCATGTGGTTGGTAAACCAAGAGAGGCAATGGCGTGGCTACAAGGTACAGCTAGAACTCTTGCTAAATTTGACAGACCTTTTTATTGGGTTAGCCCAAGTGGTTTCCCTTGTAACCAAGCTTATCAGAAATGGGAACAGAAAAGTATACGCACCAAGATAGGTGATAAAGTATTACGAGTAAAGTTCCGTGAGGATATAGATAAGATGTCACCCAAGCGACAGGCACAAGGTAGCTCACCAAATTTTGTTCATTCCTTAGATGCAAGTTGTTTACATTTGACTGTGAATAAGTGTGAACAACTTGGCATCAAGGACTTCGCAATGGTACACGACAGCTACGGAACGCATAGTGTGAATTGTGAGACAATGGCAAATCAGATCCGACATACTCTTGTTGAGATCTTTGAACAAGATCAACTTGCTATCCTAAAAAATAATCTTGAGGAAGCAAATGACTTGACACTTCAAGACTTACCATGCTATGGTAATTTTAATATCAACGATATAACAAATTCAAAATACATATTCAGTTAAATATTATGAGCAAAAATAAATCAATAGTAACACCGAAAGGTAAAGCGAGATATCCATATGTGAATCAACCCAATACAACATTTGATTCAGATGGTGTCTATACTTGTGATATAATAGTATCAGAAGCAGACGGAAAAGCGTTTGAGAAAACGCTGAGAGAAACATACGAAACAGCCTACGACAGAGAATGTCAGATCAAAGGAAAGAAGCTGAAGAAAGCTTCATCCTTTCCAGTCACCCAAGATGCCGAAGGTGACTTTGTAATCAAAACCAAACAGCCAGCTAAGAGAACATCTAAGAGTGGTGAAGTATATGAGTTCACCATCAAGTTGTTTGATGCTAAAGGTAATATGGTAGATGCCAATGTGGGTGGGGGAAGCATAGTTAAATGTGCTGTACAACCACGCTGTTGGTTCGCTCCTTCAATGGGGTTTGGTATGACACTTACACTCAAAGCTGTACAAGTGTTAGAACTTGTAGAGTTTGGAGGAGGTGGCAACGCCAGTAGCTTCGGTTTTGAAGACGAAGACGGTTTCGTAAGCGGTGGTGAATCACTAGCCGAAACCTTTGATGATGTCGGCGGAGACTTTTAGGTCACGCTTTGAGGGGAGGGTAGCTCAGTTCTTATCTACGGCTGGGCTACCGTTCACTTATGAAGAGGATGTTATCAAGTATGTGCAACCAGCACAGAACAGAAGATACACTCCAGACTTCGTCCTTTCCAACGGAATCATTCTTGAGGTTAAAGGTTATCTCAAACCAGCTGACCGACAGAAACACAAGTGGATCAAAGAACAGTATCCACAGTTAGATATCCGTTTCGTTTTTCAAAATCCTTACAACAAAATCTACAAAGGTTCTAAGACAAGGAACTGTGATTGGGCTGACAAGCTTGGTTACCCTTGGTGCAAAGGACCTAGCATACCAGAAGAATGGCTGACACAGAACAAAAAATCACCGCCCTTAAAACTCACATAGCTTGCCCAGACTGCGGATCAAGCGATGCACTCACACTTAATGTTGACGGATCAACCAAGTGTTTTAGTTGCGAGAAGTTTACACCAAGTAACTCCGCAACAGTTACCAAGACCACCCCACTACCAGTTAACTTTGTAGCTGGAGAATTTCAAGACCTACCCAAGCGATGTATCAGAGAAGATATATGTCGCAAGTATGATTACCGTGTAGGTCAGATGGATGGGAAGCCATGCCACATTGCTAACTACCGTGATAAAGATGGTAAGGTAGTTGGACAAAAGATAAGGTTTCCAGATAAGACTTTTCGTATCGTGGGTAAAGTTAATACTCCCTATGGTTGGCATCTCTTTCAAGGGGGTAGAAGGATAACGGTTACAGAGGGAGAGATTGATACTCTCTCTGTAGCCACCGTCCTTGAAGGTAAGTGGGCAGTAGTCTCACTACCAAGCGGAGCTGGTAATGCGAACAAAACTTTCAAGGATCACTTGGAATACTTTGAATCATTTGATGAAGTGGTTCTGATGTTTGACCAAGACGAAGCTGGTAGGCAAGCTGCAAAAAACTGTGCGTCTATTTTATCTATAGGTAAAGCAAGGATAGCTACACTACCTGCCAAAGATCCAAACGATTTATTAACTGAAGGCAGAGGTGCAGAGATTGTACAAGCTGGATGGAATGCTAAACCTTGGAGACCAGATGGTATCGTTGAAGGTACTGATATGTGGGATCTGATTACAGATGATACACAAGTAGAGACAGCTGAGTATCCTTATGCAGGACTGAACAGAATCACTCGTGGTCTGCGTGTCGGAGAGATAACTACATTCTGTGCTGGTAGTGGTGTAGGTAAATCTAGTGTGTGTCGTGAGATAGCATATGGATTACTACAGCAAGGACAGAAGGTAGGATACATAGCACTAGAGGAAAGCATCAAGCGTACAGCTCTAGGTATTATAGGACTACACTGTAACACACAGCTACACTTAGGTGAAGCAGTACCAGAGGAAGTGATGGACACAGCGTTCAAAGCTACAGTTGGTAGCGGTAACTTTGTTACTTACGATCACTGGGGTTCTATTGAATCAGACAATCTAATCAATCGTATTAGATATATGAACAAGGCTCTAGGATGTAAGTGGATATTCTTAGACCATGTCAGTATCGTAGTCAGTGGACAAGATGGTGACGAGAGAAAGATGATAGACATACTGATGACTAAGCTTCGTAGCTTGGTAGAAGAAACACAAGTAGGTATGTTACTAGTCAGTCACTTGAAGAGACCAGAAGGTAGAGGCTTTGAAGAAGGTAGAGAAACCACACTCGGACACCTGCGTGGATCAGCTGGACTAGGTCAACTATCTGATATGGTGATTGGAGTTGAACGGAATCAACAAGATGAGGATTTAAAGAATAGAACTACGGTTCGTATTCTGAAAAACAGATTCAGTGGAGAGACAGGTGAAGCTTGTTTTCTACGCTACGATAACCAAACAGGTAGACTGAAAGAAGAAACACTTGAAGACTTACCAGACGATACAGATAACAACCCCTTCTAAAATGGACACAGCTTACTTTGACATAGAAACAAATGCGATAGAAGACTTCGCAACCTTATCAGATTTAAAACAACTACACTGCGTTGTCGTGGCACACGAGGATCAAGTGTATGTAGGTAGAACTAAAGCTACCATAGAGAGATGCATAGAAATATTAGAATCAGTAGATGCAATCGTTGGACACAATGCAGTTAGCTTTGATGTACCAGCTCTATGCAAGCTGTATGATTTCAAATACCCACAGGTAATAGATACAGTATTGATGGCTCGTTGTATGTACCCAGACATCCGTACTATAGATTTCAGAAAAGCTAACTTTGATAAAGAACTGATTGGTAGTCATAGCTTGAAAGCTTGGGGTAAACGAATTGGTATACTGAAAGGAGACTACGGTGAAACAACTGATTGGTCTGTGTGTACAGATGAGATGGTTGATTACTGTAAGCAAGATGTGCGTGTGACTAGAGCATTGTACACTTGGTTGATGTCTAAGAAACCTAGTATGCAGATGCTAGAAATTGAACACTATTTTGCTGTACTGATGCGTAGACAAGAGTTGAATGGTTTCCCATTTGATTCCAAGTCAGCTGACAAACTTACAGAGAAACTAATGGTGCGTAGAGCAGAGCTTAGTGCTGAGCTACAGAAAACATTCCCACCTACAATTGTAGATATGAAGTCTACATTCTTTGAGAATAGAAATGGTAATGAGTTTCCATCCAAGAAAGCTATGCTTGAAGTTGGATACAAGC